GTTGGGTGGACTATGGATAAAAATGTTAGAAGCAAAATGCACAATGGTGAAAAGTGGGAATATGTCAGAATGTGGAGACCGGGCAGAGGGCCTGGTGATCCTGCCAGCGCAAACTATTGGCTAAAAAGCAAAAGACTGTCTGTTTTTACTTCATCCACACCTTTGCCGGCATTTGACAGTGGCATGTCCTTCAGCCATCTGCCATCACGAGTGCTGTACTATCTTAATGATCAGGACTGGCGTTATGTATATGACATGATTGTGAAGACGGCAGAGGAAAAAGCAATTGAACTGCCAAAGATCACACCGATGGCCTACAGCGTGGTAACGCGTGGCGGTGAAGTCTGGAAGGTAGAAGTAAAGGGAATTATTGACTGGGCTGAGTCCTGTGGCTATCAATGGATGAAGTTCGGCAGCCAGGAAGATGCGACTGAGCAGCTTATTCGAGTGGCAGAGAATGTCATATACATATGCAATGAAAATGACATTGTGCGTCATTACCGGGAAGAGGTAGAGCGCAATTATCAAGGTGAGCAGAGCAGCAGAGTGCTTTTGGCATTCTTGCCATCAATCATGAGGTATATGACATCTCTACCCAGGTTTGATCAGGAATTGATGCGAGATGAAGCGGCCGCATCATATATCTACCTGCAAAATGGAGCATTGAAGGTATCAAAAGAAGGTGCCTTATTAGTACCATACAACCAGCTGCAGGCATGCGTATTTGGACGGCATATAAAAGACATAAGGTGGAAAGAGATGGAAGGGACTGGTGAATTTGGTCAATTCATTGACAATATTTCCATAGATGCAGACCATAAGAAGTATATAATGTCGGCTATCGGCTACGCGCTGCACCATTATAAGCTCAGGAACTTTGCAAAGGCTCTGATGATCATTGAAGATGTTGAAGACCAGGAAGAGGCGCGTGGTAGGTCAGGCAAAGGTCTTATTGCCCAGTTCATAGAGTGGATAAGGTGGTCGGTGCAGCAGGACGGCAGGAACTATAAAAGTGACAGTCAATTTAAAATGCAGCAGATAGTGCCAGGCGTGCAGGTATTCTATTTAAATGACCCTGCTCCTAATGTGCTGATGAATCAATTTTACAACTTTATCACGGATGACTGGCTTGTCGAATCTAAGGGCAAAAAGAGCTATACGATACCATTCAAGCATTCTCCAAAGATTCTGATCACAACTAACTATCTGCCGAACCTTGAGAGCGACAGCGACAAAGACAGGTTCATTGTCCTGCCCATAAAAAAGCACTACGGCAGCCATCGAAGCATAAGAGATGACTTCCCTGACACTATTTTCTTCTCGGATGATTGGAGCGAAGAAAAGAAAATTGAAGCTTTAAACTTTGCTGTGCATTGCATCCAGCTTTATTTATCGCATGGAGTTCTAAAGTATACCAGTGAAGCCACAGAGCGCAATGCCAACATGAGGCTCATCAAAAACTTAGTACCTGAGAGCATCATAGAAACAATGGAACAGGGTATTGAGTGCGCAAAAGTGGCAAAGGATCGCAATATTTTCTTTGATATGCTCCGGCCTTATGACCTGAAAAGAGACACATCTGAGAGCCTTGCAAAAGCTTTCGAGTACGAAGATGGCAACCTGGTCATCTTTGTTTCCTCGCTTTATCAGTATGTAATGAAGGCATACAATTCTAAAAATATGGTGGATAAGGTCTTCGGTAAAAGACTTAGGACATACATAGAAAAAAGCGGTTACAGAAAGATTTCGGAGATGCGTAGCAACACAAAAGGGGTAAAAATTACGATCAGTGTAACGAAAATAAATGACCTTGAAGATGCTCCTTTTTGAATTTTTGGCAGTGCAGACAACTTTTTTGCTGTCTGCACTTTTATGTCATATAAGTGCTATTCAGTGCAATCAACTTGCTGAAAATATAAGCTGTCTGCACTATTTAGTTGCATATGCAACTATTTTTAGTGCAGACAACTCAAAAAGTGCAGTCACGTGCGATCAATAAATAAAAGTTGTCTGCACTCGCTATCCATTGATAGTCAATGCGTAGCAAAGGGTGTGCAATCAGTGCAATCATTTTTCCTATTTTTATATAAGTACTAAATATGTATAAATGATGTATATTATATAGGGGGAATAGGAAAAACGGCTTTTTGATCGCATGACTGCACTAACACAGGTAAAACCAAACACCATGAGCAAGATGAACATCGTACTACTTGAAGTTACCCCGGACAAGGTTTTAGCCAGGGGACCATTCACAGAGGAGCAGGCGCTGGCTGCCTTTACCAAGTTTCTTGAGGACCAGCCTTTGAAGTATGTCAGCACTACACCCAGATGGTGGGTGGCAAACCTTGAGACTGGAGAGATAACAAAGCCACGTCTAAAACTTGAACTATGATACTTAACACACAAGAGAACAGGGAGCTTCTGGTTGAAACACTATGCCAGACCTTCGGTATAACAAAGGCAAAGATCATGAGCAAGACCCGAGAGCGGGAGCCGGTGATGGCCAGGGCTGTCGGCTATAAAATTGCAAAGGAGAAGTTCGGCATGACACTACGCGAAATTTCAGCCATCTTCCCGACAGGAAAGAACACAATGCGTCATCATACTACCATCATTCACTCTCTGCAAAGCCTAAACGATTTAGCAAGCGTAGGAGATGAATTAGTCATTGGCATGACCAACGAGGTGCTACGCAGGCTTGACCAGACGGCAAAAAAAGGTGTTCGGGTGATTATCGAAGTGCATCCTGACAATCTGGTCTTGCTTGGTGCCCGGCTTGATAAATGGGGGTATGATTACGAGGTGATAGAGGATGGCGTAACTTTGAAAATACAAAACAATGGGTAAGATGTACGACAAAGACGAGCTTGTAAAGAAAGCTCTTGACATAATCGTCAAAGAGGATGTTACATGCTTGGCTGAATTATGGCTATGCATGGGCATATCTCAGACAACTGGTTACAAGTATGGTTTGGACGATTTGGAGGAGATAAAGAAAGCCATTGATCAGCAAAAGACTTCTCTGAAAAAGAAGATGCGCCGAAACTGGAGGAACAGCGACAATGCCACCTTACAGATAGCTGAGTTTAAGCTACTGTCTTCTGACGATGAACTGGCACGTCTGAACACTCAGAAGGTCAATGCAGATGTTAACTTGTCGCATAAAAAGGTAATCTTTGAGTCAGACGAGTCAGGAGATCAGGGTTAGGTTGAACCGGCCGGCACGGCTGACGGCAAAGGCTATGGGCGGCCAGCACAGGTACATATGCCATGAAGGTGGTGCCAGGTCAGGCAAGACCTATGGTATCATGCAGTGCCTGATATGGTGGGGGACAAACAACAGCAAAAAGAAGATCAGCGTGGTGAGCCACTCCCTGCCGCACCTGAAGCGAGGGGCCATGCGGGACTTCTTTGACATCTTGGAGAGCTGGGAGTGGTATGATGAGGCCATGCACAACAAGACCGACAACATCTACTACTTTGACTCAGGCAGCTATGTGGAGTTCTTCGGCCTTGAAGACCATGACCGGGCAAAGGGACCGGGCAGGGACTTGCTGTTCTGCAATGAGGCCAACCTGCTTAGCAAAGCACTCTTCGACCAGCTTGACATGCGGACAAGGTTTAAGGTCATCACCGACCTGAACCCGTCTGACTTTGACATTTGGTGCTATCACTTAGCAGATAGTGATGATGCCATCAAGATTCATAGCACGTACATGGACAATGCCTTTCTTCCGGCACCACAGCGGAAGGTCATTGAAGGCTATCAAGATGCGGACCCAATGATGTGGAAGGTCTTCGGCCTTGGTGAGCGTGGAGCCAGTCAAGAGCAGATATACACACACTTCAAGGTGGTTGACAGTGTTCCGCAGGGAGAGGTCTTCTATGGCCTTGACTTTGGGTATCGAAACCCGACAGCAATGGTCCGGGTGACATTGGCAGATGAGTGCATCTATGTACATGAGATTTACTACCAATCGGGTATAACTACCGGTGAACTGATAGAGATCATACCCGATAAGGTGCTTGACCACATGGCTGAGATTTACTGCGATGCTGCAGAGCCAAAGACCATCGAAGAGCTGTATCGTGCAGGGCTAAATGTTAAGCCCGCCGACAAAGATGTGTATGCCGGTATCATGAAAGTGAAGTCATTACCTTTGTACGTAACGGCATCATCTACCAACCTGTTGAATGAGTTGAGAAAATATAAGTGGAAGACTGACATGAATGGGAAGGTGATAGACAAGGAACCGGTCAAGATGGATGATCACCTGGTGGATGCCATGCGATATGCCGTATTTTCTAAACTAAAACAGCCCAGGCTTACCTGGGGCGTACTATGAGCATAATTGACCGCATCCTGAGACGCAAAGGCCTGAATCCGAACACAGCCAATTATGGCATAGTGCCAGTTAATCAGGGGCAGATACTTACGCAGTTCGACAGCAAGAAGTACACCCAGGCATACGAAGACAACGCGGATGTGTATGCGATTGTCAGCTTCCTTGCGCGAAAGGCCGCATCCATTCCGTGGTATGTGTATGAGAAGAAGACCGGCACAAAGGCACGGGTCAGCCTTGAGAGGTATAAGCAGCTGACCAAGGGGCTTGGACATCCGGGTGCACTTGACAGAGCCATTGCGGAGAGGAAGGCAGCATATGACGAGGAGATGATTGTCGATAATTCCCCAACGGCTGCACTGCTCAAGAAGCCCAACGGCTACCAAGGCCAGGATCAGTTCTTTGAACAGCTGTTCGGCATGCGCTTCCTTACTGGCGAGGGTATCATGTGGGGCAATGATGGGAGCGTTGATGAAGGGCAGTTCACGGAGCTGCTCATCATGCCCTCTCAGTTCATGGACATTGTGGCAGACCCGAATGACCTGTTCGGCATTGCAGGATGGTACCTGACATCTGCCACCGGCAACATAGCCCTGCAGAAGAGTGATGTGTTGCAGTGGAAGAGCTGGAACCCACAATTTGACAGCGTGACGCGTGTGCATCTGCGCGGGGTGTCACCGATAAAAGCCGCATGGAACAACTACCTGATGGGTAAGGAGGCGAGCCTTGCAGCGGCAAAGCTTATGGCCAACGGCGGTGCGAAGGGTGCGCTGGTGCCGAAGGCTGTAGGGAACCAGATACCACTCGTAGATGAGAAGACAGCAGCCAACATGCAGAGGGCATTGACGGACCGGGTAAACAATAACGACAGGTATGGTCAGGTGGCCATGCTTCAGACTCCGTGGGAGTTCCTGAACTTTGGCCTGACATCATCGGAGATGGCCCTGGTTGATACATTGAAGTTCAGCCTTGAGCAATGGTGCCGGGTCTTTTCTATGCCGGTGGTGCTGTTCAGTGCTGACAACATGGCTGACAACAACTACCAAAATGCACTCAGGGACCTGGTGACCAATACCATCGTTCCCATGTGCGCACAGCTGAGAGATGAACTGAACAGATGGCTGGTGCCGCGGATGGGCGATAAGAATGTCTTCATTGACTTTGACATCATGGCCCTGCCTGAACTTCAGAGGGACATGGAGAAAATGGTGAACGGCCTGAAAGCAGCTGATTGGTTGACATTTGACGAGAAGAGAGTGGCCATGAACTATGAGCCGAAGGGTGGCAGTTTTGAGAGCGCATACATCGCGCAGGGCATGATACCCATCGACCAAGCTGCTATGGACTTGACGGGAGGCGAAAACTTGGGGGAGCTATGACAAGAGACGAACTGGCGGCGGTGAACGTGCTTGTATTCCAGCGGTTCCCTAAAGTGCCGACAGAGCGTACTTGTTTGACTGAATTTAACATGAGGCAAGCGGCGAGAGAGGCATACCGGCAAAGACTTATCAATGACATCAAGGCAAAGAAGATCATACTGGAGGAGGTGGCATCAGCTTCTGAAGAGGCATGAAGATAAATTCCTGCCAAGAGTTCAGAAGGCCTTGACCGATGAGGCCAAGCGGCTAATCAAGGAAGCCGAGGATGTCGGCTTTCAACAAGCGTATAAGTCGCTCAAGCTTGTCAATGAGCAGCTGCTAACGGCAGTAAACCAAATGCATAAGCAGGTGGCCAATGAATTTGGCATGATGGTAAACCGGGAGCTGAAGAAGGGGCAAAAGATAGGATTCTTCAATGCCAACTTCCTGCTGACAATTACGGAGATTCTGACCCGCCAAGCTCTTGAATTGCTGACCTTAGTGGAGAACACGACAAAGGAGCGCATACTGAATATCCTGACCCAAAGCACTACAGAACAGCTGACCTTCTTTGAGACTGCCCAGCAGATTGAGCAAGAGGTTGCATCACCTGTTAGAGCTTTGGCCATCACACGAACGGAGAGCAACAGAGCGGCCAACCTGGCAGCACTGGAGGCGGCAAAGCTGCAGAACTATGTGGTGACAAAGGAGTGGATATCTGCCATAGACTTCAGGACACGCAGGTTCAGTGAAAAGGATCAGTATGACCATGCGCTTCTTGATGGCAAGGTGATTGAGATGTATGAGGACTTTCAGCAAATGGGACGAACCAATGGTATCATGGCTGTAGCAGAATGTCCATTAGACCCGGCAGCTCCGGCAGCGTTCACGATCAACTGCCGCTGTGTGCTTGGATTTGAGAACAAAAGAGACGCACAAGGCCGACTAATACCCAAACGATAATGACATGCCAGTAGAACAATGCAGCAACGGAAAATATCGCATCGGAGATGGTGAGTGTGTGTACACATCTCGCGCATCTGCCGAAAGAGCCTACAGGGCCTACCTTGCCATCGAAGCGGATGAGGAAGATGAAGACTATGAAGATGACGATGAGATGAAGGCATTGAAAGAGGATACATACAACGACTACCCGCAAGCAGCCACTAACAACGCCAAGCGTGCGCTTGCATACAAGGAAGAGAATGGCTCTACATGTGGCACTCCTGTGGGATGGACCAGAGCCAGGCAGTTAGCAAACAGAGAACGCATCAGCCGGGATACAATTGCCCGGATGGCATCATTCAAACGCCATCAGCAAAACAAAGATGTGCCTTATGAGGAGGGCTGTGGCGGCATCATCTGGGATGCATGGGGAGGTGACGCAGGCATAAATTGGGCAATTAGTAAATTGCAGCAGATTGATAGCAAAAAAACGAGCATGATATACGGATACAAGCGGCTGAGTCAGGACATCAAAGATGTCGATGCAAAGAAGGGCATCGTGACCGGCTACTTCTCAGCCTTCAACATAAAGGACTCAGATGGTGACATCATCCTGCCGGGCAGCTTCAAGCGGAGCATCGAAGAGTGGCAGCCGAAGGGCAGGATTAAGCATTTGCTGAACCATGACCCACGGCAGCCGCTGGGAAAGATTACCGAACTGCGTGAGGACTCTTATGGTCTGTACTATGAAAGCCAAATAGGCAAGCACAACCTGGGGCAGGACTTTATCAAGATGGTGGAGTCTGACCTTGTGAAAGAGCACAGCATTGGGTTCAATATAAAGGGCCAGCGCAAGGCTGAAAATGCTAATGAGATTTATGACATAGTTTTGTACGAAGGAAGCTCACTGACATCGTGGGGTGCAAATGAATATACGCCGTTACTTGGTCTGAAGACATCTGATGATCGGGTGCAGCGTATCAAGAGACTTGAGAAGTTTATCAAGCATTCTGATGCCACAGATGAGACCATCGAGCTTCTCATGTTAGAGATAAAACAACTGAACCAATTAGTTGAGGACTTGAGTAACGTGCCGGCATCCGTGCAGGAACCGACAGAGCCAAAGGTTGACACAGCTAAGGCGGTTAAAGATGCTTTGGACATTTTAATTTACAAACACTTCTAAAACAAATAACGTGGAAGTAAAAGACATCGTGGCGGCGCTCGATCCTAAAATCGCCGAGATTAAGAACCAAGTGGCTGCTGATGTTGCAGCACTTGACAGCAAGCATGCTGCAACTGTTGCACAGCTGAACGAAGATGCTCAGAAGAAGGGTGAAAGCCTGACCGAACTGCGCGAGAAGGTTAACGGCCTCATCGCTTCCAATGGCAAGCTGAAGAATGCCATAGAAGCTGAAGCTTTCGCAGATCGTCAGAAGAGCCTGAAAGGCGCGTTGATTGACATCGTGACTGAGAACTATGATGCCATCAAGAATGAGCGTCAGTTCAACAGCATGAAAGAAGTCGGCGTAATG